GGACGACGTTGACGTACATCAGCCCGCGAAGACCGCGAAGGCCAAGGGGACGACTGCGGCCAAGAAGACCACGACTACGACGGTCCGGAAGAAGGCCACGGCGAAGGAGTCCAACGGTACCGCGATACTGGACCGGAGCCCGGAGTACGCGTATCAGGATCTCTATGGGTGCGCGGATCTGGACGACTACCGGAAGCCGACGCCCAACTCGCTGAGCCAGCCCGAGACGGGGGAGGACGCGAAAGAGACCAACTCGATGACCACCCTCGCCGCCATGCTGATGAAACGTCGCCGGGCCAAACGGGAGGCGTGATGTTCCGGGCCCTGACGGCCACCGACATCCTGCGGCAGGAACGTCGCCGGGTCTCGGCGCTCATGGAGCGCCGACGGCGACGGCGGATGCCGCGCCCGCCGGTCTCGGTGCCGAAGACCCCGGCGAAGCCGTCGATGACGACATGGACCGGGCACTGGATCTACGCGCCCTCGGAAATTATCCCGCCATAAGCGCGGAGATCGGATTCCAGTAGGGGAAAGCGTTTGCTGGGGAGCGACCGTGTTCCACCTGTGCTGGAGGGTAATCCGATCTCCGCGTTTACCGCCCCCCTCCGTTTACCGTTTCGAGAACCGCAAGCCCGTGTCGGCGTTCAGCCCGGCGATGGCGGCGTAGAGCGCCGACGTGAAGTAGTTGCCGTACCAGCCGCCTTCGTTGGCGTCCTTCGCGTCGAGGGCGTTCGCCGCGCTGGTGAACCTCCAGCCCCCGTAAGGACTGGGCTCAACCACCGCATCGGCCGTGAGGCTCGTCTCGCCCCGGCTGGCCAGCAGTCTGGCCGCGGCCCGCTTGGCGAGGTCGATGGTCTCCCGTCGGTTCGCGTGAACGTAGTCGCTCCCGAAGTGGACCAGCGTCGCACCCGGCGCGGGGGGTGTCGCCGTGTCAATCGTCGCTTCGCCCATCCCGTCGCTGCTGTTCCCCGCGGGGACCACCGAGCCGTCTGGCAGGAGCCAGTGGTAGGCCGAGTAGGCCATGTCGATCATGCTGTTGAAGCGCCCGGCCACGAAGCGGTCGGTGATGGCCTCGACTTCGCGCTTCGAGGGCCCGTCGGTCCAGCCGACGGAGATGCTGGCCCCGCCCGCGTAGGACTTGCCCCGCACGCTGAACTTGGTGCGCGGGAATTTGGCGGCGAGGGCCTTCCGGATGAGGATGGCGGTGTCTTTCAGGCTGATGTAGGTGCTGCGGCTCATGGTCTCTACCTCCACTCACAGTGTAGCACAAACTTGAGCCCACAGGTGGGAATAATGATGGAACTATTGGGGGCTGGGGATCGTCTATATAGGTGGAGAGGGAAAGAGGTAAGAGTCAGGGTGGGAGGTGGAAGAACGGACCCCGCCACCGCTACTGAGCCCCGGACTCTCTCCCCGGTAACGGACCGCCGAGCTAGCCCACCAGACGGCAGGCTCCCAGACCGACCGACAGCCGCCCCGGACCCTCCGGGGCGCTCGCCTATGTGGTCGCAGGAAATCCCGATTTCCTGCGATGTCGCAGAAGATCGGGATTTCCTGCGATTCACAAAATTTGTGGTGTGGGTCGTTTGTGATTTGTAGACTACACACGTGGAAATCCACAAGAGCCTCGACGGCAGTGAACTGGCGGTGATCGCCGCCACGTGGGAACTCAATCCAAGAATCAGCTTCCAGTCCCTGAGTTCGGAACTGCGGGCGAATCCCGTCAAATTCTGGCGGAACTACGGGAGCCACGTCGGCGTGGGCGCGACGAACCTCGCCATCCGCGACCCGCAGGAGGTGCTGAACCATCTGAACCTCCGCCACAACGACCCGTGGAACTACACCCACAAACGGCTCTTCGAGCACATCCGGGGACGGCCCGACCGGCGCTACTTCATGCACTTCGATCTGGCCAAGAACAAGGACTCGGCGGGGGTCGCCTGCGTGCATCGGGAGCCGACCGGGGTGGTGGTCGTGGACTTCATGTTCGGGCACCGGGCCGAGCCGGGGAAGACGATTGTCTTCGCCGAGTTGCGCCAGTACCTCTACGACCTCCATGCGCGGGGCTTCCTGATCGGCAAGGTCACCTACGACCAGTGGCAGTCGGAGGAGACCCGCCAGATCCTCGAAGGGCAGGGGTTCGCCACCGACCTGTGCTCCGCCGACCGGACCACAGGCCCCTACGACACCCTGATCGAGATGCTCCTGACCGACCGGCTGGACTACTACAACTACCCCCAGTTCCTCCGGGAGATGCAGCAGCTTCGCACCGATGGGATCAAGTACGACCACCCGAAACTCGGCAGCAAGGACGTCTCGGACGCCGTGGCGGCCGCGACGTGGACAGCCATCAACGACGTCTTGGAGAACCCGGCCGAGCCGCCGGGAGTGCTGGTCGTGCATGGCACGCCGAATACCCGGCGTGTCCGTGAGCGGTATGAAAAGTCAGTCTGGTAGGGAGACACGCACATGGACAAACCGAAGAACCCGAAAGACGTGAACGTCGAGCGCCCCAAGGATGCCCGGACGGGGCCCCTCTGCAGCATCTGCGGTCAGCCCGAGGAGGGGCATCCGAAGGCGACGGAGACCACTGGCATCCACGACTTCGTCACGGAGGAGGCGGCGGAGGCCGGGAGGGCCGGGAAGCCTGCGCCTGAGGTGCCCGCGACCGGTGTGGTGCCGACGACGCCTACGCCCCCGGAGCCGGAGCCGAAGTCATGACGGAGGACGAGGCGCTCTGCGCCGAGTGTGGCCAGCCTGAGTCAGTACACCCGCTCCCGCTTGGCAACGCAACGAAGATCCATTACTTTACGCCGCCGGTCGGCAGCGTAGCGGAGCGGCGCTTAAAGAAGGCTCCGGAACCAGAACCGACGCCACCACCGGACCCGGACAAACAGCCGTGACCATCACCAACCCCAACCGGGAGATTGCCGCCCGGCAGGCGTTGCAGGAGGCGCTGGAGGACCCAGACTTCCTCGACAAGCGCGGCCGGATTGCCGTCAAGCGGTTCACGAAGTACGACGACCCGACCAAGTTCGATCAGATGTACGAGGACGTGGTGCGCGAGGTCGCGACCACCATCGTCAACGTCGATGCGAAGCTGATCGAAGGCGGGGTGCTGCACCACTACAAGGACGCCGCGTCGTTCTTGAAGAGCAAGACGGTGCAGCGCCGTCTGGCGGAGGCGAAGACCCGCGGCCTCATCCAGCGGGGTGAGATCGATCTGGCGAAGCGGGGCCTGCAGCACACCATGGCGGCGCGGCTGAAGGAAAACTCGGCGCTGACCGACTTCGAGTATGGGCTGTACCCGGACGAGCAGCGGACGTCCGGGCGGTACTTCCCGATCACGGACGTCGCGCTGCCCAGCTTGAACAGCCCGCAGGCGAAGAACGCGACGACGGTCGATTATCTGGATGCGCACCGGAAAAGTTGGGAAGCGGCGACGTTCAACCCCATTGCCAAGCGGATCTGTAAAATCGTGCCCCAGTTCGTGCTCGGCCGGGGCGTGAAGGGCTCGACCTCGTCCCAGAAGCATCAAGTGGTCTGGGACGACTTCTTCAAGCGGAACCGGATGCGCTCGCGGACCAAGCAGACGCTCAAGGAACTGCTGATCTACGGCGAGGTGTTCTGGCGGTTCTTCGCGACGTCCGAGGGGCTGATCGTCCGGGTGATTGACCCCTCGACCATCTGGGACATCGTCACCGACGAGGAGGACATCGAGTCGGTCAAGTACTACCATCAGCAGTACACGCGGTTCGATCTCAGCCCCCTGCCGGGCCGTCAGCCGATCCCCTCGACCTTGGTGATCCGGCAGATTCCGGCCGAGCAGGTGGACCACTACAAGATCAACTCGACCAGCAGTGAGAAGCGCGGCCGGAGTGAACTGTTCCCGATTCTGGGGTACCTGCTCCGGTTCAAGGAGTTCGTCAACGACCGGATTCTCCTGAACAAGCTGCGGGCGACCTTCGCGCTCGACGTGGCGGTCGAGGGCGGTGCGGCCGAGGTCATGGCGGCGGAGGCGCAGTTTGCCACGCCCCCCGGCCCGGCGGCGGTCTTGGTCCACAACAAGGCCATCGAGGTGGAGTTCAAGAACGCGAACGCCAACGCGAACGACGCGATGACTGACGCGGACACGATTCTGAAGGTGATCGCGATTGGCGCTGGGATCAGCGAGAACTTCCTTGGGGTCTCGCGCCAGCAGACCCGCGCCGGGGCGCTCATCAACACCGAGCCCGACGTGAAGAACTTCGAGGACCATCAGGAACTGATCGAAGAGATCCTGATGTACACCGCCGACCGGGTGTTCAAGCACGCGAAGCTGCCCGCTGAGCCGATGGAATTTACGTTCCCGGCGATTGCACAGGAGGACCGGAGCGCCAAGCTGAAGGACATCGCGTTCACCGAGGCGATGGACTACATCACCAAGGAGCGGGCGGCAGTGATGGCGGTCCGGGAGTTCTCGATCACCGACTACGACTACGAGAAGGAAAAGCAGCGGATTCGGGAGGAGCGGGGCGAAGAGCCGGTCATTGCGCAGGGGCTCCAGCAGATGCCCAAGATTGCCACGGACCCGAACGCCGCTATGGAGCAGCCGGGGCTGGGGGCAGACATGGTGCCGGGGGCCGAGGCGACCAAGCTGGCACCGGGCCGGGAGGAGACGGGCAGCAACCCGGTCACGCAGTTGTCGGCGCAGATGGGCTTCCGGGGCAACAAGGGAGGCCGGTCGCTCGCCAACACGTCGGCCACGCTCAACCGGTCGGGGTTCACGCGGGGCGGTGAGAAGAAGGCCATCAAGAACAACCATTCGAGTGGGACGCCGCTGCGTCATGCCTCCGGCGACGAGGCGGTCCGGCGGGGCTGGAGCGACTCGGCACGGGCGAAGTCGCTGGCGATCCGGCAGGCGCGGGCGGAGATGCGGAAACGGGAGCAGCCGTAACCTGCCGTGCTACCCTCGTGCGTTCACTTAACCAAGGAGCAGTCATGAAAGAAGAAAAGCCTACGCAGTTGCCAGCGGACCGCCCGGACGTTGGCCGTCCGGGAGCCCCGACCATCAACCGTCCCGATCAGGGGGTGCCCGGAGCGAACCGGCCGGGCGTGAAGCCGCATCCGGAGCAGCCGATTGCGCCGGAAGTAGAGCCGCCGCCGACCATACCCCCGCCGCCGACCACCAAACCGGTGGCCTAACCCGATGCCCACGGAGCGTGAGGAGCAAGAGCGACGGGCGCGTGCGGAGGCCGCAAGCTTCCGCACGCTCCGCGTCCCGGACCCCCTGTCCGAGGGAGCCATGGTGGCGCTCGCCGCGCTCGAAGCCTACGCCACCACCTCGCTCGCCGACCTCGATGAGTGGCACAAGGAGATGTTCCGCCAGTACGAGGACGAACTGGCGGGGTACTTCCGGCGGTATTCCCGGCCGGGCCGTGTGCTCGACCCGGACTCTGAACGGACGCCCCCGGACGTCTGGGCGATTGAGGCGGTGCAGGGGCAGGTGGTGGGGGATCTGGCCCAGAGCTTTGCCGAGTTGTCCGAGGCGCTCTACGTGGAGGACATCGGGGCGATGGAGGAGTGGCTGGACGCCGCCATGGTGGAAGGGCACCAGCGGGAGTTGTGGCTCTTGGCGATGGGCGGGATCGACATCGACCCCTACGTCGAGTCGATCCCGGACGACGAAGACGAGCGGACGCTGCTGCTCTTGGCGCTGGGGGTCGCGGGCCTCAGTTGGCTGGTGCGCCGGGGACAGTGGCGGGACCGGGTGACTGCAGACGCCGTGCAGTGGATGCACGCGAGTATTGTGGGCGGACAGTCACTGGACGACACCCTGACGGGACTGAACCGGATCACCGACAGCTTCACCGGCCGGGTGCAGGGGCTGATCGAGAACGAGATGGTCCGGGCGTTCGACACGGGCGGGGACATCGCCCTGCAGGCGGTCGGGGACGACCATGCGGTGACCGAGGTGTGGGTGACCCGTGCCGACCGGCTTGTGTGTGGCATTTGTGCGCCACGGCATATGAAGGTCACTGCGCTGCAGCCGATCACGGACTCGCACCCCAGTTGTCGCTGTCGCAAGGTGCCGGTCCCGGACGACTTCACGTACACCGACGTGGCCTACGACGATCTGTTTGACAGCGCCTTTGGAGGCGACGAACTATGAACATGCTGATCCCCAATTCCGATTCCCTGCCGTTGCCCGCCGACAACGTGCATGAAGCGTTTCCACCCGCGAAGAAGAAGGCTGCGCCGGTCCCCCCGGACGAAGAGCCGGAACCCGTCGAGGATGACGACGACGAGTTTGCGGACGACGACGAAGACGCGGAGTTTGCGGACGACGAGGACGAGGAGCCCGTCGAGGACGACGACGACGAGCCCGTCGAGGACGAGGAGGAGCCAGAGCAGTCCGCCACCGTGAAGGTGACGGTCACGGCGGCTCCCGACCGGCCCGCCGCGCCCGCCAAGGCTCCTGCGCCCAAGAAGGCGGCTCCGCCTCCCCTGCCCAAGAAGAAGAAGCCGTCGCGCCCGGCGCGGGGGTTCACCGAGGCGGACGCCGAGATGGACGCGCTGGTGGAGGCGTATATCCGCCCCCTGCGGGAATACACCACGAAGAGCGGGAAGCGCGTCGAGATTCACTCCGAGAAATGGCACAGATGTACTGAAAAAGTCAAAGCCCGAGGCGACGTCGATAACGCGTACGCCGTCTGCACGGCGTCCCTAGGGGCCAGTAAATCGCTCAAGAAGGGCCATGGAGGGTCGGCTTAAATGCCTGCCACCAGCCCCTTCGAGTACTTCGTCGGCCGTCAGAACCGGAAGATGGTGGACCTGCTGGAGGCCAACCGGGACGTGAGCCAGTTCTTCATGTCGGTCTTGGACCATCTGGTGGCGCACGCCGAGGCGAACGGGAAGCGGTTCGACCAGTTGAAGATCGAAGACCCGTTTGTGAGCCCGGACGGGTATATCCGCGCTCGCGTCCGATGACCCGTCAGTAAAACACTTGTAGCCCGCTGAAAGCAGTATGGCGAAGCCGCAACCCCTGACCGTCTTCACGTCGCTGTCGGAGTCGGGCGCAACGCGCTCGGAGCCCACGGGCGGGGGTCGCCGGGTCTACCGCGGGGTCACGATCATCAAGTCCGGGTTAGGCAACCGGCGTGACAAGAACTACTACCCGGCGGAGACGTTGGAGAAGGCGGTCCGCGAGGGGCCTACGCGGACCATCAGGACACGATCTCGGAGGAAGTCCAGCCGGAGCGGACGATCCGGGACATGGTCGGGGTCTACAAGCAGGAGCGGTTCCACAAGGAAGGCAAGGGGGGCCGGGTCGTCGCCGACCTGCACCTGTTCCGGAGTTCCAAGTGGCTGAGCGACACCATCGACGACCTCATTGAACTGAAGCAGGCAGGCAACATCGGGTTGTCCATCAACGGCCGGGGGCAGACGGTCGAGAAGCAGTTGCAACTCGAAGAGGCGGATGCGCCGGTCAACGTCAACTGGGTCGAGGGGTTCACCACCTTGCGGTCCGCCGATGTGGTCACGGAGGCCGGGGCGGGCGGGGGGTTTCAGGAACTGCTCGAATCGGCACGGGGCACGGCAAACAGGGAGAACAAGATGAAGCGGCTCACCGAAGCGCAAAAAACCGCCATCAAGGCGGCAGTGGACAGCAACGACACGGAAAAGCTGCAGGCCGTCTTGGCCGAGTGTGGCTGCACTGCCGCCCCGGCGAAGACCAAGGAGGCGAAGGCGAAGAAGCCCGCCGCCAAGGCTGCGGCAGCGGCGGAGCCCGACCCCGACGACACGCCTGCCGACGAGGAGGCGGACGCCGCGCTGGACGCGGCGGTAGACGAGGCCAAAGCCGCGGTCGAGGACGAGGACGCTGAGGACGAGGCGGACGACGACGTCGAGGAAGCGGACGACGTGGACGCCGAGGACGAGGACGCCGAGGATGAAGACGAGGCCGAGCCGGTGGAGGAAGCCATGGGGCACATGCCGGGCGGCGCGGGCAAGTTCATCAGCGGCTCGACCAAGAGTGCCGGTGGCAAGGCCACCACCCCGGCGAAGCAGCCGGGCGGCAAGGGCAAAAAGAAGAAGTATCGCGAGGCTGGGGTCTCCAACGGGCCCACACCCCGCGAACTGAAGCTCATGGAAGACAATGCGCGGCTGTCAGCCCAACTTCGTGTCCGCACGACGGCTGACCGGGCACGCAATCTCCTTCGCGAATCAGCGATTCCCGAAAAGATGCGGCCTGAGATCCTCCCCCTGATGATTGGGAAGAGCGAGGACGAAATGCGGAAAGTGATCCGCTATCACGAGCGGTTCATTCAGACGGCGATTGCCGAGGCGTCGGGGTATGCGACCGAGGTCGAGGGGGCTGGCACGCGGTTCCGGGAGTCGGCGGGGGATGCCGACGCCGTGGACAGCGCACTGGCTGGATTGCCGCTGAAGTCCTAAACGTCCGTCGTTAACCATTCACGGCTGGGTGCGTGCCGTCCTGCGGGGCGGCATACCAGCGAGGTGCATCAATGGCTATTCGAGAAGCGCGGAACGCGATCCTGATCGAGGGCAAGTCGGGCCGGGTGTCACAGGTCCCGATTGATCCGACCGAGACAATCCTTCAAGGCGACATGGTGAAGTGGAATGTGGGGACGCACCGGGTCACGAAGATGGCCGCGGCTGCGGATGCGGCGCTCTTCGTGGGCGTGGCGGATCACACCAACCCGCAGACCACGGCTGGGACCCTGACGACCAACTACACGCTGCCCTACACCAACGTGGTGCAGTTGGCACTCGTGCGGATGATTGCCGGGGCGGCGGAGACGCTCCATGCGTTCGACATCTTGGAGATGGTCACCGACGCCCAGCACGTCCAGAAGACGGTCACGGCGGCGAACACGGTGGGGGTCGTTGATCCGGGGTGGGCCACCAACGCCGGGAAGACGGTCGCCATCGGCGACGAGATCAAGCTCTGGCTGAAGGTACCGAACGCCTACGTGGGCTTCGGCGGCAGGTAACGCGGCTCTCGATTCCACTTTCAGGGAGAAACGCCCATGTTGTCCAAGCGGGTCGAAGCTGTCCTTCGGGAAGCGGCTGGCCGAATCGACTTCCTCTCACCGGACCTGTCGTTCCGTCGGCTGCGGGAAGCCGCCGAGCGGATTGCGGATCTGCACGAGACCAATTCGGTGACCACCTTCGGGTGGCTGCTCCGGAGCGCCGTGCAGGAATTCGCGAACGACATCTACCAGAACATCGCGGTCATCTATCCGAATTTCGTGACGGAGATTCGGTCCAACCGGCGCAGCGAGATTTACGGCGGGCTCTACCGGGGAGAAATGCCCCGGCTCACCGACGCGGGTGAGAAATTTCAAGACAGCACGTTCAAGGGCTTCGAGCGCGAACTGATCAACTACAAGTTCGGCCGTCTCGAATCCTTCGAGCGTGAACTGTTTGACGATGACCAGACCGGGCAGGTGCGGGCCCGCGCTGGCAACATGGGCGAGAACTTCCGTCTGATGGAAGAAATCTATGTCCTGAAGCGGCTGTTCGGCGCGGCCAGTTCGGAAGAGGGCGTGGACGTTCCGGCGAGCACGTATCCGGGCGGACCGTTCACCGTCGCCATCGGCAACCGGCCCGCCACGTATGTGCGGGTGAGTGCGGACGCCTTGGAGGCGGCGCACGTCGCGGCGCGGTCCATCGTGGACCCGGTCGGCCGGAAGTTCCTCTACACGCCGGTCATGCTCTTGGTGAGTCCGATTGACGAGTTCACGGTGATGCGGATCATCAACTCGCCGATCATGCCCAACACCGCCGCCAGCCCGACGGCCATGCTGGTCAACCCCCTGCAGGGGCGCTATTCGGTCTACAGTTCCCCCTACATTCGCAGCAAGGCATGGTTGCTGGGAGACACGAAGAAGGGCTTCGTCTTCCAGCGCCGGGACCCGCTCGAAATCGTGCAGGAGTCGCCGAACACCGGGATGTCGTTCGAGCAGGAAATCTACGCCTTTCGAGGTAGAGAGAGATTTGAAGCTGACTGGATTGAGCCGCGGTTCGCGTATTTGGGCAACGACGGAAGCGTGTAGGTGTTTCCGAGACTGACTGTATAACTAGAGATGCACTGCCTCTCCTAGCCGGGAAGGGGTAGTGAGTGGGGAACAGGCTGACACGCTCACCACGGCGTGCCAGCCTGTTTTTTTGTGAGGGGGGCGACCATGACCGACGTACCGAAACCTGACGAGCAGTATCACCGCCCGTTGACAGCCGCGGAACTGGAGGTGTTGGAGGCGTGGATGGCGGAACGCCGAAAGACCCTCGAAGACGAGATCGACGCCCGCATTGCGGCAGCGATTGAACCGCTGAAGACGATGCTTGCCCAGTTGGAGGGGGCGGCGGTCCAGTGGGGCACGAAGGTCGCCCTGCGAGCGGCGAACGGCAAGATCGTCTGCGCGTCCGAAGGCGGGCCGACGGAAGACCACAAGGAATTTCTGTTCGTGTCCCGGTCGTCCGTGGGCGAGTGGGAGTCGTTCAACGTGGAGCGGGGGATTTGAGATAGACGGTGGCGATGATGGCGTCGAGCTTCGGCTTCCACGCCTCGTCGGGCATGGCCTGCTGGTCTGCGAGGCCA